TTACGCTCATCAAGTATCTCTTGGTTCAAAGCACCCAAGTCAGTTTGTAACATACTTATCTGAGACATGGCGCTGGCTAGGCTGGACTCCAAGGATGCGACGGTCTCCATAGCCTTGCTGTGCTTATCCTTCCAGAAATATATGACCTCGGATTTCTGATCAACCTCCCTCTGAAGGGAATTGACTAATAAAAATAAGTGATTCATCTGATCATCTTGATCCATGACCTACCCCCTTATCCCTCTTGCTTCAAATAACAACTGACCCAATCGATGCAGTATCTCTTCCAATTGTTTTTTGTTTTCGTTGTACAGGCGCTCAGACAAATAGAAAAAGCAAGATCCCTTTTCGTCATTGAAATCGAAATCATAGTTTATTGAATTCATCAAATGACCGACCTCATCAAACCTGTATGACAACTCATCAAGGTCATTGCTTACTTGCCATACACCCTTAAGCAGTTTGTCTAAGTCCTCTATCTTAACTAGGGCCATCGACGGGGATTTATTGGTCGCTTTTTTCTTCATTTTTAATTTCTCCTTTAAAGTTTTTCCGTAAATTTGATAACAACAAAGCGTGGTGATTTACATCTGGCATTGGGGATGGCTCTAAATTATCATCCCTGAATATATCTTTATGTAGAAACCAACCGAGTATTTCTATTGTTCTAAATTGAACGGTACAAAATATATACCGATCTATATTATCCTTGGCTTTCCATTCCGGCACAAAAACTTTATTTTTCCCCGGCTTGGTACTCTTTACATCAATTCTATTACCATTGATAACGCAATCAGCCCCACCTTTTCTTGGCTCGAAGGATAGATCCGGGCAGACATTGAAGTGTTTGCACACTCCAAACTCTCCTACCAAACCATCCACGCCAATCAGAAACCCATCGTCGTAACCCATCTTTTTATCTGCAACCTTAGCGTATTCATTGACATACGTTCGCACTGAGGACAGGTAGACCGCCAAAGAGTATTCGCTTGGCTTGAGAATTATTTTGTTACATTCCATGTTTTGCCCAAGTTTATTGATTTGTGCCACTTATTGGATTCCTTTTTAGATAGTGCGGCTGCAAGACTTACTTTCTTGGATCGAGTTATTGCATTTCTATCCCGGTTGATTTTGTCGTAATCGGATTCAACCTTATCAACGTCATACTTAATTTTAGACATGGCGTCAGCCAGAGTCTCAATCTCCTCATGCTTATGCTTCCACAGGATGTCAGCAATCTTGGGGAGGTAAGCGCATATAAATCGTCTGGCATAAACATTCCTTTGACCAATAAGTTTCGGTATACGCTTTAACTCATCAAACTGGTCATCTGTAATGCCAAAGTTTCTTTTAAATATCATGCATAGGGAATACATTTTTATGGTGTCAGCCTCGTAAAACTTATCAATCAGCAGCCGATCCCACTCCCTTTGTAGATTCACAGGGTCACTCATTTTTTTTCCTTGATGTCATAAAACCAATCATCACCAGCCGACCACTTGCGTGTGCCATCTACCGTCCAAAAGGTTTGGGCTGCCTGAAAATCAGGGAACTTTGTCTCAGCAGGTATAAGCGACTGGTCGTACCAAAGACATCTGTTATTGGGCTGGCAGGCAAACTGACCCGAATCTAACCTGATCCAGTTAAAACTTTTATGCTCTTCAGCCTGCTCAGTAAACCCCGTGTCTACCTCCATCCCGTCTGCACAAAAATCCACGGTGAACATATACGTACCAAAGTGCCACTCTTTATCCTTGCCAAGAAACTTCACGCCTAGATTACGTAACCCAATCTTTTCAACAATCGTGAACCTATAGCCCATGCAGTCCCACAATTGCAAAGTGTCTATTGGCAAATCACTATGGCCTTCCTTCCATACATAAGCATGGATCGGAAGTTTGTCGTACAGGGCACCATACGCAGGCAGTAAGGATTCAATGCGGAACACCTGACCCCGTAGAGCCTTAAGGCTTACCCAAACGGCAGGCTCCAACTCTCCGTGCCCCTTGTGGAAATTGTAGAGAAACTCTTTGCGGACAAAGCACTTGATGGGAGGCAAGGAGGAAACAATGTAACTCATGTGTTCTTCTCCTTTAGTTTCGCTCTTTGTTAATACCAAGCATTTCCTCTACTTTTTTAACTTGGTCTGCTTCGCAATAAATATCTACAGTATGGTTATCGCTAATCGCCAACTCTGTCATTACCATGTTTTCACCCCACTCGGTTTTGACTGGCGCTGGATACCACGCCACAGGCTCCGGTTCAGGTTTCGCTAGTGCTTTGCGTAGATTTTCTTTTACTGATGTCCAATTGTTGGGGTAAGTGTTTTCCAAAGCCGTCAACGCCAACTCTGCTGCATCGCGTAAGTCGCTCATAGTCGAGTACCACCACGATTGTTAGCGCAAGGCCACACTTTGGCTAGAGCATTAACCACAAGGGAATCAGCGGAGTAATGCCTTCTTTCGGGATTAAGTTCTAAATACTGCTTGACCACATCCCGGGCTTGTCCTGCGGTTACATTTTGTGGAGCACATACCTTTACCCTAGCGTAAACGTCAGCCACACCTTGAACATAGCCAAGGGCAACCATCTTTGGAATAGCCTCCGAATCGTTCATCCTAGACAACAGGCCGTTGCCATCCATAAACTCAGCACTCGCCATGCATGGTACAAACAATAAAGTAGCGATTAGTTTTTTCATTTTCTTGTCCTTTTCTTAATTGCGGGAAGTCCCAAAGTCATAGGTTCTCTAGCCTCCATCATTTCGTCAGCAAAACGGTAAGCCTCTTTGGCTATGTCTTCCTCATCCCTGATGATCAGGGCGCACATGGCAAGACCCGCAAAGATGTCTCTCAAGGTATCCTTATCGTGGTCCGTCATTAGGATTCTCCAAGGCCAAGATCTGATCCGATAGAACGGCTCCGATATCCCGGCCATTAACGGCTACCATCTGCGCCTCTTTACAGTCGAATACAACCTTGGCCGCATCCCTGATGCCCTTGTTGTATCCACCCTTGAAAGAGTCATTGCCATTGATCATTACGGTGATGGCATCTCTAATCATCGTTGACGCCTTGCGCTCCTTGGCAAGGGCCTTGATCTTTACAAACATTTCCTCAGGCAAATAGACTGAGTAAGGTACTAATTTCTTTTCCATGTTTCATATTCCTTTTGTATTTTTTCTAGCCTCTTTCGTGCTTGCTCATCGGTCTTTAGTTCTGATCTAGACTGAACCCCAAGGGCATCCCGCATCCAGTCGGTCGCTTCCTTCTCGTTCTTGGTGATGATCTGCGTGTCATCAAACAAGTAGTCCCAAAAGGTAGGATCGCGGCACAGCAGGCCAGCAATACGAACGTACTTATTGCCGTCAAATTCCTGCGGATCCATCGGGGTTTCGTCTACACCTATACGAACCATGACCACCTGATACCTAGCCCCCACAAAGTGGCGCAGCAGTTCTTCAGGTATATCGTCAGGGTGCAAAGACAGGGTAAGAACGTAGCCGGTCTTATCCTGTTTCAGCGCAACCTTGACGGCCTCAAAGTTCATGGTCTTCATCTAGCCCCCTTAGAAAGGAACGTCTTCGTCAGGAACGGTGGGCGCTTGGGGTTTGACATACGGCTCAGATGCCTTCATCGATATGCACTCCTTGCCATTGATCTCTTTCTTCCAACCCGCGATCGATATCTTTACTGGGTCTTCGCCCTTGCTGATCAACGCCTGAAGCAGGCTCTTCTCAATCAGGATATCGCCCTTGATATCTGGGTGGGTATCTGACTTCTTGTACTCGTTGGGCCAAAGGGTTCCGGTATTTGGTTTGGGTATGTAAGCCATTATTCTTCCTTAAATTTGTTTTTAACTTTGGTGAACTCTTCCATCAACTTCTTGAACCACTCAGGATCCCGTGACTTGGCCTCGTCAAACAGAGACTTGTTAGCCTTGAACACAGCCATGACATCTTGATCTTTCTCAGCAAAACGCAGTAGCGTCGTGGTCGATGCCCATACAGCATCAAACCAGTCAGCCTCATTGGCGGCGGGCTTCATTGTTATTTTGATACCCCAGTCCTTTGGCCCCTCTTCCTTGACTACTGGCTTTGGCTGAGGCTTGGGTTCTACCTTGGGTTCTGCCTTGACGCTCCCTGTTGTGGCATCGAGGGCATCGTGCTCAACGATCTCAAAGGCAGCAGTCCATAGATAGCGGCGCAGATAGGTCTGCACAGCACCAAGGTTCTGAACATCATGACAACCCTTGAGTTCGGCCTTAGACATGGGGGAGGTGAATACTATGCAGTCATTGGTCTCAACGTCATAGATATTTAGGTAGGCCAAATCATTGGTGTAAGACACCACGCCACACAGCCCAGCCTCATGGCAGATATTCTGAATCGCCGGGAGGAAATCCCCCAGTTCAAAGTATTCGTACCCCGCAAACTTATTCTTGCCGGACTTGGTTAACTTCGTGTTCTGAAGTTTGATCCTAGCGGCCTGCAACTTTTTATAAACGCTCACTTTCTACCTCCATTAATTTTTGTAAGTAATGGGCGGCCTTTTGTAAATCCTGTATCCCGCCCTTCTCCTTGTACCTAGACACATACTTGATAACGCAACCCTCCAAGTACCCCAAGTTATTTGAAGCAATGTAATCCCAAGGCTGGATTGCCTTGTTCTTGTAGTGGTCTCCACCCACCTGCTCTTCATTGGCTAGTCTCGGAATATCCATATTCCTAAGTTGCTCTAGCGTCATACGTTCTCCAAGTATTTGTCTGCTAAACCAGCCGCTAAATCAAAAACCCTTTGATATACGTCTTCGCTTTCCTCTGAAGAACACTGATATTCCAATGGGTCAGGAATCATGTTTGGGTTGGCGGCAATAGCCAACATAAAGTCATAGATCAATTCAATTCTTGTTTTCATTTGCTCTCCTGATACTCGCGCCATTGCTGGCAACGATGGTTGACTGGGCAGAAACTTTCACACCGAGTGCGACTGCCCGGACGCACCTCGATCTCGTAACCCTTACCGGCCTTCTCCAAGGCGGCATTGGCATCTTCTTCAGACTCATGGACAGACTTAGCCCGGACACCGCCGGTCTTCTTGACCGCCCACATGGTTGGCTTTTCCCACATCTCATCGGGCGTACAGGGAGGCAGGTCGCCTTCGGTCTCCATTGCAAACTCACAGGCCGAGTGCTCATTGATCCGGCTACGGATGAAGCAAAGCCGCTCTTCCATCGGCCATAGTTTTATGGGGATCTCCTTGATCGGCGCCTCCGGGTATCCCTCACGATTAG